GTTGCGAATGCGAAGGTGTCGACGGATCCGGCGGGGCTGCGGAAGTTCGACAAGCGCAAGGCGACGGGACGGATTGACGGCGCGCTCGCCGCGGCGATGGCTGACAACATGAGTGTCTATCCGCCGCCCGAGGGCGGCTCCGTCTATGACACACGCGGCGTGCTCACGCTGCAGACTTTATGAACCATCCGGCAACCGACTCGACAGGGGCGCGGCCGCCGCTGCACGACGTGCTGGTCGTGGCCGGCCTGGTGCTGCTGGGTGCCGGGCTGTGGTGGGTGTATCCGCCGGCGGCGCTGATCACGATTGGCGCGCTGCTGATCGCCGGCGGCGTGGTGGGGTTCATCCGCACGGAGAGGGAGAAGGCCAATGGGCCTGCTGCATAGAGTCTTCGGAAGCTTCGGGCCATCGCAGGACGTGAGCAGCCCGTATCACTGGATCGCGGAGCGTGAGGGCGGCCGCCGAACCCACTCCGGCTTGTGGGTGAACGAGGCGCAGGCCATGAAGCTCTCGGCCGTTACCGCCTGCGTCCAGATCCTCTCGCGGCTGCTGGCGCAGCTGCCGATCGCGGTCCACGAGCGCACCGGCCCGGGCAAATCGGAGATCGCGCGGGATCATCCGCTCGACTGGATCATCTCGCAGGACCCCAACGAATGGATGTCGAGCTACATCTGGCGGGAAACACTGCAGCAGCACGCTGTGCTGTGGGGCAACGGGTACAGCCAGATCGTGCGGGACGGGTTCGGCCGGCCGCGCGAGCTCTGGCCGCTGCTGCCCGATCGGACCTTCCCGCGAATCAAGCCGGAGAACGGCCGGCTCGAATACGAGACCCGCACGCGCACCGGGCAGCCGTTGACGCTGCCCTGGGAGGATGTGCTGCATGTCGCCGGGCTGGGGTTCGACGGCCTGGTCGGTTATTCGGTAATTGCCAATGCGCGGCAATCGTTCGGGCTGGGCCTGGCCGCGGAGGAATTCGGGTCGAGGTTCTTCGGCTCCGGCGCCAAGTCGGGAGGATTCCTGCAGTACCCGGGCAAGGTCGGCGACAAGCGCCAGCAGAACATTGAGGCCAGTTTTCAGAAGGAACACGCCGGCCTGGAACACGCCCACGAGGTGCGGGTCCTCGAAGAGGGCATGAAGTGGGTGCCGACCACCATCCCCCCGGACGATGCGCAGTTCCTGCAGACGCGGCAGTTCCAGGTGGAGGATGCCGCGCGCTGGTTCGGCGTGCCGCTGTTCATGATCCAGGCGCACTCGAAGGACACCAGCTGGGGCTCCGGCGTGGAGCAGCAGATGATCGGGTTCCTGGTGGTGCACCAGGATTCCTGGTTCAAGCGCTGGGAGCAGGAAATGGAACGGAAGCTGCTCTCGCCGGAGGAGCGGCGCCGGTTCTTTATCAAGTTTAACGTCGAGGGTCTGCTGCGGGCCGATTCGAAGAGCAAGGCCGAGTTCCTGCGGACGCTGGTGCACGGCTCGATGATGAAACCCAACGAGGCGCGGGCGAAGCTCGACCTGCCGCCGGATGAAAACGAGAATGGCGACCGGCTGTTGCTGGCCAAGAACATCGGGTTCCTGGATGATCCGCAGGATGCCGCCGGCACCTTCGGCGAGCGCAGCACCGATAACGAGCCGATGGAGGATAACTAGCCATGAAATACAACCGAGTGATTCGCGCCTTTGCGAGCATGCCGTGGGCGATCGTGCCTGAGAAGCTGATGCAGATCTCCGAGTTTCTGGAGCTGGCGGCCTCCGGCGTGAAGCTCACCGCCGAGGAGATCGCGGGCCGCATCACGCCAGCGCGGGAGCGCAAGGTCGCCGAGGCCAAAGGCGGCGTGGCGGTCATCCCGGTCGTCGGCATTGTCAGCCAGCGCGGCGGCAACATGGAAGAGGTCTCCGGGCCCATGGGCGTGGCGACCGAGCGCATCTCGCGGCAGCTGCGCATGGCGCTGGCGGACCAGGAAGTGAAGGCCGTCCTCCTCGATGTGGATTCCCCCGGAGGCACCGTCTCGGGCGTTGAGGAATTATCGGCCGAGATCTTCAATGCCCGCGGCGGCAAGCCGATCGTGGCCGTCGCCAATTCCCTCATGGCCTCGGCCGCTTACTGGATCGGCACCGCGGCCGATGAGCTGGTGGTCACGCCGGGCGGCGAGGTCGGCTCGATCGGCGTCTGGGCGGCGCACCTCGATCAATCGAAGTGGATGGAGATGCAAGGCCTGACGCCGACGCTGATTAGCGCCGGGAAGTTCAAGGCCGAGACACACCCCTGGTTCCCACTCTCCGATGATGCCAAGGCGCATTTGCAGGAAGAGGTAGATCACTTCTATGAAATGTTTGTCGCGGCCGTGGCCCGCAACCGCGCGGTCTCGGAGAAGCGGGTGCGGGACGAGTTCGGCGAAGGCCTGACGGTGACCGCCGAGAAAGCGGTAAAGCTGGGCATGGCCGACCGCGTAGGAACGCTGCGGGAAACGATCGAGCGGTTTGGAGTATCGAGCGGTCCTGGGCCGGCACGGCGCAACGGGGCGTCCCAGCCCATCAACAGAATGCAGCGCGCGCTGCGGTATCAGGAAATCGTGCAGCCGTAGTTCTCAGCCATACCAATTCAAAACAAGTTTGGGCCGAATCCGCACCGGGCGGGAGGAGGCCGACGCCCATTCTCGCCCGGAAAAAAGGAGCTTCACATGTACGTCTATTTGCTGGACGCGATGGCGGCCTGGGGCGCCATGAATCTTTTCTGCCTGCTGGCCGCGGCCGTGGGGCTGGCGGCGCCGGGCAAAACCGATAACCTGCATGTCCTCCGCGAAAAGCGGAAGAATGCCGTCACCGACATGCGCGGTCTCTTGGAGCTGGTAACAAAAGAGAATCGCGACATGAGCGAGGAGGAACTGAAGAAGTTCGATGGGCTCGACGTCGATCAGAAGAAGCTGAGCGAGACGATCGGCCGCATGGAAGGCCTGGAGACGATAGAGCAGGCCCTGGAGCAGGTCCGGCCTGCGGGCGCCCGGCCCACTCAGATCATTCCGGGGGCTCCGGCAAAGCGGGAGTTCGAAACTATGAGTGAATTCCTCCATGCCGTGCGGTTCAATCCCAACGACCAGCGGCTGCAGTTCGATGCCAATGCCTCGGTGAACCCGGTCGGCATCCAGGGCGCGCAGCGCATGGATGAGGGCGCCACGGGCGGGTTTGCGGTCCCGACGCAATTTCTCGACCGGCTGCTGAGCGTCGATCCGCAAGTCGCAATCATCCGCTCGCGGGCCACGGTGATCCCGGCCGGCTCGCCTCCGGATGCGGCCATTGAGATCCCGGCGCTCGACCAGACCACCGGGGCGGGCGCGGCGCCATCGAATGTCTATGGCGGCGTGGCCATGACCTGGCTGGGCGAAGGCGCAGCGAAGCCGGAGACCAGTTACAAGATCCGGCAGATCAAGCTGGAGCCCAAGGAGCTGGCCGGCCACATCCTGGTGAACGACAAGCTGCTGCGCAACTGGCCGGCGTGTTCGGCGCTCACCGAGCGGCTGATGCGCGGCGCGCTGGTCTCGGCGGAAGAGCATGCCTTCCTCACCGGGAACGGCGCCGCCAAGCCGCTGGGCCTGGTGCCCTCGGCCGCGGCCTTTGGCGTCGCCCGCACCACCTCGACGGAGGTCCATTACGCCGACGTGACCGCCATGCTCGCCCGCATGATCGATGGCGGCAGCCCGGCCTGGATCGCTTCGAAGTCGGTGCTGCCGCAGCTGCTGGCGATGCGCAACACCATCGGCAGCCCGGCGGTCGGCGACGGCGCGCTGATCTGGCAGCCGAATGCCCGTGATGCCGCCGGCAACCTGACGCTGCTGGGGTATCCCATCTTCTGGCACCAGCGCTCTCCGGCGCTGGGGACCAAGGGCGACCTGGCCCTGGTCGATCTGGCGTACTACCTGATCAAGGACGGCTCGGGCCCGTTCGTGCGGGTGCTCACTGAGCTGGGCGCTTTGAACAATCAGACCTATTTCGTGATCTTCACCAACGTCGATGGGCAGCCGTGGCTGTCGGCGCCGTTCACGCAGGAGGATAACTACCAGGTCTCGCCGTTCGTGGTCCTCGATGTCCCGGCGTAAGGCGATTCCCTGAACCCG